TAGGCTCCTGAGCTTCGATCTGAAGCTCTTTGATAAAAGGGGATAGNCGGTGTGCATAGAACTCTTTAAGTCGCTTATCTGGCATCCTAGCGGGCCATATGCGACACTCATAGCCTCTATCTTGTAATCCTGCATATAATGACTCTTCAACCTGTGGTGTACCTAGGTAGATAATACGTCCTACCTTAGGCATTACCACAGCATCGAATTCTTTTACCACCTCACCCAACTTATCTCTCATTACCTGAGTCAAAGCATTGGATAATACCTCAACATCATCAGCAATAATAAAGTGGGCACGAGATCCTACAATTTGTCCAGTGATACCTACAGACTTAACTGAAGGTGCATGAGCTGCTCTACTGGGAGCTACATCAAAGGCAACATTAGAGTTTCTTTGTTCTTCTCTTGCCCTGAGATGCTGTAAAATAGGCATCTCATGGATAATCCGTTTAGTAAAAGTAGAGAAATCATCAGCCCTTTGTTTAGATGCAGATATAACCAGGAACTTTAATTGTGGGTCAACAAGTAACTTCCATACAACAAAAGCAGAAGTAATCCAAGACTTCCCCACGCCTCTAAATGCTTGGATAATAAGTCTTTTAGGGCCACCTTGGAGATACTCAGCGATGTCGTATTGTATAGGAGTAGGAGGAGGTAGAGCAAGGTGCTTCCAAGCAATATAAAGAAAATTACGGAAATCACTTTTAATTAGTTCTAGTTGATCTACTTGGTGTTTCATCAAACGGTAATTCCTCCACTAGTCCTTTTATGTCTTCATTATTAGCACCAAGGCACTCAATATTATTGTCTCGTAAGAATTGCCTAGCCACATTAAGGACTGATGCAGGAGCTGATATTTGTTCAATAGTTCCATCTTTAGATACCGAAGTTACACCGTTAAGAAGTTGGTCTTTAAGTGTACGAGCGATAATTCCATGTAGATCACCAAGGTCTTTAACAGTTCCGTTACTCATTTCTTACATACCTCGTTATAGAGATCATTATTTCTAGCTACTTTAGCTAAATCTTTTACTACCACACCAGTAGGTTTATGCTTAGTTATCCACTCTTTAGTCTCAGCACTGAGTTGTACTGGCTCATACCACAGACATTCTTTAGAGTAGTATGAGTCAGCATTGTATAGTCCTAACCCAAAGTTAGCAGCTGGTGCAGCCATTTGTGGTAGTACACTACACCCCGTTAAGGACATCAGTAAGACCGGTACGATCTTTAACTTCAGCTTTAGCTTTGTCCAGTTCATCTTCTACTTCTTGTAATGCAGCCATCCCTTTAGGATGATTGACGTTATTAAATATGTTACCAGCTAACCAGTTAAATATAGGCCAAAGTTTACCTAGTACAGGTATCTTATTTACTAACCTGTCAGGCATAGCTCCAGTTAGAGCTGTAAACATTAGTACTATTTCTCCTACTATCTGGAACCAACTTTGGTTCATAAACATTTCCATTACTGCTACTCCTTAATTAGGTGTACAAATAAAATATGCTAAACACCATCCTGCTACTACCATCATTGCCATAGTCCAAGGAAATCTATTTAGTACGTCCATATTAGTCACAATTTCTATCCATTATATTTATATTAATAATTAGAGATAATGGTATACTCCCATACCCCTTGTATTTTCCTGTCTCACTCATATCTTTATTATAACCTATCACTAGATGATCATTAGATATACCCATAAGAAAACCACAGGACTCATAGACAGCCTTTTGTATATCTAAGTCAACTAGAGTTACTTCTTCAGAACTATCATAAGGATCAAACCATTCTACTAATATAAGTCTATTAAGATTACTTTTAGAAAGCATTATATCTTTATTTAACTGTATATTAGTCTTACGACTACTCATTTCTTATTACCTAATAAATGTTCAAGAATAATGTTTAAGTCTTGTCTAATAGGTGCTAACTGATTTTCTAAATACTGTCTATCTACTTGTTTAGACTCAAGTTTATCTATACGTTCATGAGCTATGTCAATAGACTTAAATAACCTTTTAAAAATCCACAAGCCTACTCCAAGCATACCACCTGTTATAGCTATAACTAACTCATTAAGTTTATCCACTTACTTTCCTTTTTTAGCAGGACTAGGATCGTCTTTATTAACAATGCGTACATCTGTTACCTTATCTTCTTTAGACTTCTCTAATTCGTTAGCTCGTATATGAAGACCAGCAATATCAGATTTGTATTCTTGGCGTGGTACAGTAGTATGTTGTAACTCATCTATCCTACGGTCTACCTCATGTATCAATCCTGCTTGTCTACCTACAGTAGAACTATCGGCCTTGTCCTTTTCTAAAGCATCTACCTTAGCTGTGATTCTGTTAATAAAGAACCATCCTATAGCTACAAATAAGGCCCATGCACTCTCTAAGATCTTCTCCATTCACTTACAATTACCAGTAGCTGCATTAATTTCTGATCTAATTAACTGATTGTTTGATTGAGTAATTGACCACGCAAACATAGTTAATGATCCTATTATAATACAAGTTAACAGGAATAGTCTTAGCATTATTACAACTTATCTCTTTCAGTTATTATCTTATTCCTATTAGCCTTGAGCCAAGCTCTGCCATCTGCACTTCCACCAGCATCATCCGGTAGAGCTTCGGCTAAACGTCTTGGAGTTTCTTGGGATTCCAGCTTTTGGATTTCATCTTTTGCCTTACTGATTACACGACTAGCCTTTTCTTCGTCTGTCATGTCTCGTTTGTTTTCTGTACCAGCAACTCCATCAGCGCTGATAACAAAAGTGGTATCTACCTTAACTTCATATTCTCCAGTAGTTACTAATGTGTCACTGTATGGAAGCCACCCTTTTTCTTTAAGCTCGGCATTAGTAGCTAGATGTAAGCCAGATACATTACGCCAGCTTTTAGGTAAACTTTTTGGGCCATCAGTTATTTTTCCGTCTTCAACAAGGCAATAATTCATATGCTATCCTTCTATAAATGATCGAGTAGTTTCACCATAACTAAAGGTGCTTATTTTCCTCTGCAACAACTGTTGCTTAATATTGTTAAATGGGGCTTTCCAGCATCCATACTTTTCCTGCCTAAATAGTCTGACACAATCGTAATAAGGTGTTGTATCACCGGGTAACGCCCACAAGTAATATGGAAGGATAGGCACAACAATCCAAGTCTCAATACCCATAGCTGCCGACAAATGAGCTACTGAGGTACAACTAGAAATCACTAAATCACATCTGCTAATTGCATCTCTAGTGTCATCCCATGTGTCTAAGCTAGGCTTATCCATCCACTCTGGAACTTCCCCTTCTTTTTGTAAGCTTATACAATTAGCATTACCAACAGCATTAAACATTAATTCTTCTGGAAAAATTCGATGTTGCTCATGTTCAAATTTAGGATTCCCTGCCCACTTTATTCCTACTTTTCCATCTGATGCTCTGGTTCTTTTTATGTACGGAACACCAGATAAATCTCTGTACTCTAAATTTAAAGGTACAGCAGCAGACATAGATGGCAGCCAATAATCATGATAAATACCTAGAGCAGTTTCGTTTTGAGAAAATGCTGAAACGCCTTTGCAGTCTTTTAATATGGAAGACAATGAGTATGAACCAGATACAACAACTTTGTTGTCATAGGCTGCTACATTTTTGGCATAACGAATAGCATGAATTTGATCGCCTAGCCCTCCCTCCAAATGCATAAGTACCGTTACACCCCTCTCGCCACTCCATTTTGGTGTAATAGAATTAATATCTCGATTACCAAAAGTATCTTCATTTCGTCCACGATTTAATAGCTTGTGACCAGCTAGTAAATTCCCTCGTTCCATTTCATGCCAGCCAAGATTAAATGCTACTCGATCATCTGTCGGGTCAGCTTTTTCTTCCTGTTTTAGTATTCGATACGACTTGTTATACTCGCCCCTGATTGCTAGAGCCAATGACATATCAATAGGCTTCTTTTCTTTAATTGGTTCAGGCTTGTCATTCCAAAACTCACCACCTTGATAATGTTCAAATAACTTATCACCTAAAACTTCTTTTGAATCTTGGCCTGTTTGCCTAATCTGTGTATCAAGCTTATGTAAATTATCAATGCCCCATGCGTTATCATTTTCATTTACTTGATCTATTACGGGACGGTAAGGAAAAGTAGTAACACCAAGAAAAGCCGAAATACGATCAAGCTCTTTTTGCGGATTTGTGCAAAGATTTTCATACTCTATCAAACAAAAGTTCTTAGGACTTTTTTCATATCCTTCCTTAAGGACATTATACGATTGCATAAGGTGTAACATAAGCTGTGAAGTTTTAATCCAAGTCTTAATATCCTTGCCTTTATCAATTTTATAAAAATCAGAAATACACTCAGCCATTGGTCTGACCGTTGCAATAATCTTAACGGGTTCACCAAGCACTTTTTCCATAGTCTCCATAATTTGTGGAGAAGGCCACATTCTACCTTTGTCGAAAACAATTGGTTCTTTTCTTGTTGCGTACTTGGCATCAGCTACACCCTTGAGTGTGCGGTAAAGTTCATCCTTGCTACACTGACCAGCTTTGGTAGCAGGGTTATTTTCAAAGGAGGCAACTACCGAACCCATAATGTCACCTAAGTTTGACGTAGGGGAAACATAAGTATCTGGTCGTTGGCTCAATAAAGAAGCTAAAAGAGTGGAACCTGATCTTGGTATGGAAGATAAAAATATCATATTATGCTTCTCTTATAGTATGTGTACTATAAAAACCACAATCTATTGCAGCCCAATCAGTATCACTGCCTATTTGAACAGGTGAGGAATAATTAGTGGTATTATTTAATCCTAAACAACTCGTACTAGCCCTTCCCCACATGAAAATTTTACCGTCTGTTGTAACGGCTCCTGCATGGGCTGCCCCTATCCCAAGTTGTTTCCAAGTAGTTGACGATCCAAGCTGAACAGGAGATGAGTAGTGAGTTAAATTACCACGACCGAGTTGACCGTAATAGTTTCTGCCCCACATCCAAATAGTACCATCTGTTTTTACAGCCCCCGAAATTTGCTTTATTAAAGATAGTGAAAGTTCACTCCAATTTGTTAATGAACCGACTTGAACAGGAGATGAGTAGTCAGTTGTGTTACCGTGTCCCGTGTGACCATATGTAGCTGCTCTACCCCACATCCAAAGAGTACCATCTGTTTTTATTGCACCAACATGACCTTCCCCTACAGCACCTGTCCTCCAAGTTGTAAGACTACCAACTTGAGTGGGAGAACTTGTATTTGTTGTATTACCAAGACCTAGTTGCCCATGATTATTCTTACCCCAAGTCCACAGTGTTCCATTTGACTTGATAGCCATACTTGTTGCCTTTCCAGCTACGGGTGTTACCCAATCTGTACCACTTCCAATTTGAACGGGTGTAGCTCTATTGGTTATTGAGCCGTCACCTAATTGCCCACCTGTATTTAATCCAAATGCCCATAAAGTTCCACCATCTCTAATAGCCAGAGTGTGTTTATAGCCTCCAGCAATTTTAACCCAATCGGTTTCTGAGCCGACTTGAACAGGAGATGATTTTGTTCCACTACCACCCCAATAATTACCAAATGACCACAAAGTACCGTCACTCTTGATAAAACCAGCCCCAGCACTCCTAGAAACATGGGTTGTTGTCCAATCCGTTAAATCACCTACTTGTGTAGGAACGTATTTTTCGCCTCCACTTGGAAACCCAAGTCTTCCACCACTATTACTACCAAAAGTCCACAGTGTATATCCCGCCTCCCCTTGCCCTGCTGTTGCCATTTGCATACGTCTTGGATTAGTCATCATCCACTCCCTATTGAAGCTGCCATACCATGCCAAATCGTACCACCGTCTATTGTCCAGAATGTAAGAATATCTACTCCCGAAGTAGTAAGTGTAGGAGCCGTTGCAGCGGGCCAGTCTACAGCAGCGGGCCAGTTTACTGTTTGACTACCACCATTGGTTAGAACTAAAGTAAATCCACAACCTTCATCAGATGCCGTTGGGTTGGTAAAAGTAAAAGTTTGTGTTCCGGTAGATACTGTGGCACTCACGGAGTTACCTACTGTTAAATCAATAGCATCTGTTCCTCCACCAAGATCACCAAGAGCATTTGTTACTTCTCCGTAATCTTTTAAAAGAACATCATTAAGAATTACATTAGTTGCTAAATGCTCTGAATCAATACTACCATCAACGTAAGCACGACTATCTACACTATTATCAGCTAAATGTGCTTCATCAATAGAAGCAGCAGCATAGTGTTCTGAGTCTATAGCATCGTCTGCTATATGAGCATTGTCTATAGAGCCATCTGCATAGTGTTCTGAGTCTATAGCATCATCTGCAATATGAGCATTGTCTATAGAGCCATCTGTATAATGCTCAGAATCTATAGCATTATCTGCTATCTCAGAACCAGTAATAGCATCTGCTCCAACAGCTGCTGCTTTGACAAGTCCAGAGCTTCTATTTGTGTTATTTCCTACTATTCCACTCATATATAGTTACCTCTCACTTATAGTGTTTGTTCTAAATAGCTAACACAAACATCAATATCTGATGTACTACCAGTAATAATAGATAAATGATCGGCTGCTTCCATAACAAATTTACTTGTATGTTCAAAAGTTGTTTTAGCTGCAAGAGCTTGATCAAAATAGATATAAGTATCTGCTCCTCCTCCTCCATCATCAATCAACAATTTAAATGTTTCTGCTGCATTGCCTGTCTCACATATAGTCACACTTAAAACAGTACAAGTTTTACCTGCTCCAACCGTCAGCAAAGCTTGTACAGATGACGCATCTCCTCTGAATGTTGCTAATTTTAGTACTTCACTTGCCATTTGTAATCTCCTAGAATCCCATGACTAAAGCTTTACCTGTGCTTGTTGTGTAAGAACTCCATGTTCCATCAATGACAGGGCTTGTTAATGTTTTGTTAGTTAATGTTTGAGTAGCTGCTAGAACTACGATTGTATCACTAGAATCCGGTACAGTCAAGGTACGAGTAGCACCTGAAGTTATTCCACTTGCTTGAAATGCTATTTCTTTAGTATTGTCTCCATTATCTTGTATTCTAAAGGAGTCATCTTGTACATCACTTACTGCACCAGCTGTAAGATTGTTCATCTGTGTTTGAATAGCAGAAGTAACACCATCAAGATAAGCAAACTCAGCGTTACTTACATTACCATTATGTATCTTACTAGCATCTATAGCAGCACTACCGTTAATGTCAGCATTACCTATAACTCCTGTAGCAATAGAAGTAACACCAGCATTAGATATAGTTACATCTCCTGTAACAGCTACATTATCAAAATCTGTACCATCAGCTACCAATATGTGAGTATTAGTAGCAGCATAAGAGTCATCAAATAGAGCTATCTTAGCTCCAGTTATAGCATCATTAGCTATTTTACCTGTGGTTACATTTAAGTCTGCAATATGTGCGGTATCTATGGAACCATCAGTATAATGTTCTGAATCCACAGCATCATCAGCTAGTCTAGTACCATTAATAGCATCAGCAGCTATCATAGCAGTTTCTACTGTACCTGCACCTATGGTTAAAGCCCCTGCTGTAGAGATAGTA